GGTTTTCATTGTTGTGCTTCCTCTGGGTAAGCAAAGCCAAATAAGTCTTGCATTTTCTTAACAGCTTCTGGATGCCCAGTGCTGCCAGGGGTCATATAAGACTTCATAAAATCCGAGTCACGTTGCATCCGAGCAATTTCTTGTCTAGCCGCATCTGGTGTCATGGTCCATCCCATAGATTGTCCTGGTGAAGCTAAAGATTCTTGCATTTGCTGTCCGATCTTAGCAAATACTTTAACAAACATCGGATGGTCTCCGAGACCAGTGGTATCTAGCCATTGAATAAGGTCTTTACCGCCAAACGTCTCTACGGCTCGAACTGCCAAATCTACTCGCTCATCAAAGGCTTTGCCAAACTCTTTTTTAATCTCGCCAACCCACTGTTCCCGCTGCTGTTGGCTAGTTGCCGTCATATTGTTGTGAGAATCAGCGACATAGTTCATGTATTCTTTAAAAATACCTTCAGCTTGCTTTTGGTTTAAGCCATTTGAGTGAAAGATCTTTTTAAAGTGGTCTAAGGCAGCAGGTTCAAAACCTACACCTTCTGGCAGCAATCCGGCAGGATCTAGTTTATAGTTAGCGTCGCCGGGTCGACCAAGGCGCTCATAAAACATATCCCACTCAGACTGATCTGAGGTATCTCCTGGGATAGCAATCTTATCTTTGCCAATCATGCGCTGCGCGTGCACATACGACTTTGCAAGACCATTTAGATCTTTAATGTCGGCTAGAGTGGGATCAGCTCTCAATGTATCATCAAGGGAAGCTCGCCAATCCTGCATAGAACCGGCAGAGCTGCCCGCGTCGATTGTGGCGGCAGTTGATGCTCCACCATCGCTTACTACGGACCCTCCGTTCATATCACTCATTCTGTAACTCCTCAAGTTGTTTTAAAAGTATTCTTGGGTCTCTTTCTAAAAACCGCAAGATGCTAAGCACAAGACGACGCTGTCCTTCACGGTGCGCTGTCTCGTATGGATCACCGGCAACATAAGTCGTGTCGCCAACAAACCCAATTTTGCAAAGATGCTCTAGTACCCGCTCCCCATCTGGTGTAGAAAACGTCTTCTTATATGAATCGTTTAATTCAACAATGTTAGATGGCTGGCGGGGCATTAGGCTCTACTCCTTGATCTGGTGGTAATTCTGCTCCTTCAGGCATTGTGGCGGCTGCAGTTGCTGCATCTTTTGCGGTGGCCGCTAATTCACGTCCCTTAGAAACTTCAAGCATTTGCTGTTGCTGCTGGGCTTTTTCTTCACGCTGAGCAGAAACTTGATCAGTAGTAAACAAGGTTTCAAGCGGCGCGTCAAGTAACTTAGCTGCCCAACGCATTGTGCCATCTGGATTAATGTTATCAAATACTTCTGGTTTGATTTGAGCTAATGGAACTAATGCCTCAAGTAATCTAGTAAAGCTAAACAGTTGCTGTGTTTTTTGAGCGCGAGCTACTGGAGACACGTAGTCTACGCGTAATCCACGGCCTTGCATACCACGTGGGGCAGGAGGCAACATACGGCGACGAGCCATAATGTTAAACACACGGTCAATCATAGGGCCAAGCAACTCAAATTGCAATCGACCTACCATAGGGCCCATTAGACGCATACGCTCTTCTTGGCGCTGCAGTACTTCAGTTGCAGTCATTGAAGGACCTTCACGCATCTGCATCCAATCAACGTGGAACGTTTTCAAGACATGCGTCCGGCGTGAATCAATAAACTCAAGACCAATGTCAGGGCGTACACCCTCAACTAAGGGCATTACCTTATCCTGGGTTCCTGAACGGTAATAGTTAAGACCCCCTGGGATAGTACGTAGTGGCAGCATAAAGCCGTCATCAGGTACAAGCAAGGGTGGATCAGTGGCTTTTTGCGCAGCCTTAATAACTGTCTTGCTCATTTCATTAATCATCTTAATGTCTGGCATAGCAGTCATTGCTGGCGATCTACCATATACTTCACCTGCTGTCTTAGTCCAGCGAGGTACCATGTATGGGAACTCGTTAAAACCACCTAAGTTAAGCAATAACTTTTCTTCTTCAAGAATGTAAGCACTCATGAACGGTAAATTAGTTGCTAACTTACTATCAGGATTAAATGAGTCACGAGGTTCTACGGCGTGAATACACGTAAACTCTTTGTGAGGATCCTTGTAAACGTTTTCAATAAACTTCTCAGGAAGCTTATCTTTATACAGTTGCAGTAGTTGACGACCAGTATGCTTATACTGGCGGTACACGGTGTCTACAACTCCTTCAGCGTTTTCAGCAACATAGCACTCAGCAAGGTGGTATGTTCTAAAGTTAATTGGCTTACCTGGTCTATCTTCTAAGTATAGAACACTGGTGCCATATGCTCCAAGGTCTAGATACAACTCATGGATCATTGATCCAAAGTTAGAGTTTGGTGAATGAAATACTTCACGGAACATTACTTCAACAACGTCTTGCAAGTATAACAAGACTTCTTCGTCTTCTTCCTCTGCCCTAAGTTTCTCAAGAATTAGAGTAAACCAGGTCTCAGAAGGAGCAGTCAAATAGCCATGCAACCCAGCAGCTAATTGCTCATTAGCTAATGGGGCAGTTGAGTCATAAACCCTGTCATACCGTGTTCGGTCACCTTGGCTGCGCATGGCGTTAAAGTCGCCACGTCTGGGATTAACGTAGTCTGTGCAGTCTTGCCACAAACTTTCCCAGGGACTTCTAATCTGCTTTAGCTTGCCTAGGCGATCAATTGTGGTAGTGACAAGCTTTTTATCGTCTTGTCCTTTATCCACGATTAACTACCGCCTAAAGGAGACCTAACGCCAAGTAGTTTTTTCTTCTGAAGTTTTTCCATGCCGATCGAAACTCCTTGAGCTCCGGTCAACATAGTAGCTTCGCGGCCTGCAGCTTCGCCTTCAACTTTCCGTTGTTTTTCAACCGCGTCTGTAACAGCAGCATCAGACGTTTTTGGGGCCTCAACAACTGGGGCTGGAGCAGGGGCTCCGCCGCCACTCATTCCTAGGGTTTTACCAATAAATCCACCACACATAATTATCTCCTTTTTTTAAAAAGGTTACCTACAACTTCGTAACCCAGGAGATGATACAACTGCGCCGTTCTCTCTGGGGCCACCTGCGTAGACGTTGCCGGGCAAATTTCTTTTGCTCCCCGTTCAAACGCCCAATCCTCAAAAGCCGTAATCAATTTTATAGCAGCAATTCCACCGCGTTTAGTAGGATCTACAAACAAAGCTAAATCAATTGCCATCTGATCATTACTGAAATAATACTCTGTTAATAGTCCTGCGTACATCCCGATTATAGCGCCGTCTTTTTCAGCCACGTGTAAAAAGTATTCTTCTGGGTTGGCAATCATCTGGCTCACCAGGTGAGCTACCTTCTCGGGGTTGTATGTGCAAACTTTCGGATAATGTGACTCATTAAAAATACCTGCAGATAGGTCTAAGATCCGGTCCACGTCCGCTTCGGTTGCTGGCCTAATGATCATAAGATCTTGTACTCCATGTCAGCAAACCTAGGTAGCTTCTTAGCATTCATGCTTAACTGGTCACGTAGACCAACAGCCAGATAGCGCATTGCGTCAGCAGGATGGCTTGTCCAGTCATGCAACGGACGATCTCGGAAAACCTTGTTCTTCTCGTCAAAGTCCTTACGGTACTGGCGCAAGGCCTCAATAAGGTGGCTGCATTTCTTTTCATCAAAGAAGCACTTAGGCAAGGTTGTTCGAACCGCTTCAATACCGTCATCGATCCGTAGATTAGCCGCTACACGGAACCGGATCCCCAGTTCGCGGGCAACCTCTAACCTGCTCTTACCTGTGCCCATCTCCCTAACTTGAATGTCGTGTGGGGCAATATGTTCGCCATACACGTACTCTTTTTCTTTTAGGATCTTAACGTAGTGAGCCAAACCTTCACCGCTACTCTCGTAGTAATCGATGATCCTGATCTCGCCGCCGTGCCGTTGGAAGAAGATAATCGAGGTTGAATCACCCATGCCAAGGTCCCAAGATGTATGGACCTCAAGGCGCGGTTCATAAGGAACCCCAGTAATCTTATTATCAGCAAGTAACCTAGCCATCGCGTTACCGTAGTAAGAACCTACTAGTGGGGCATCAAAGCTGCAATAAAAC